TCCAACACATTTCTTATTATTGTCCATCACAATTGATTCATTCACAATATCTGAAATTGCCTGATCGCATTCAGGATATAATGCAAGTCCTCGATATTTGTTTATTAATTCGTTTTCACCACGAATGGAACCAGCAAAATCAACATATGTTCCAAGAATACCACCTGCTTCTACGGTATAAGTTCCGTCATAACTCTCAGGAGCAACGAATGACTTTAAAGGCTCTGATTGTTTATCAGAGTCTTTCTGTTTCTTTCCAATTTGAAAACCAAAAAAGTCTATTGGCATGATATATTTCCCTTTGTGTTATTGTCTTCACATAGTATTTATAAGCATTATTATGCCATGGGCCCGGGATCAAATCCACCATCTTCTCCACCCTCAACTCCTTTAGCCCCACTACCAGTCCAAAAATCATATGCAAGAGTACATGAAAACTCACTCAAAGAATCTGCAACATCCATTGATAAATCAATAGGACTTATTGAGAGAGGCCAACAATTATGAAGAGTAACAGTTCTTATCGGAGAATCTGCTTTGGTTCCCATATGTTCCACCATCTCAACAGTCCATTGAACTTGATCATCATTTTGACTTGGATCTTTAGTCAAGTTTTTAACATGAGAGTTTATTTTATCTCCCCACTTAATTAATTTTTCACGAAGGGATGGATTATCATCTAACATTGTAAATGTCCAAGGTTCAAAAATTCTATCACCGGGAATTCTTAAACCTCTTCCTCTATATGGAATTACAATTTCACCAATTGTGGCAGCAGGCATAGATGCTGCTTTCACTAAAAAGGATTGATCAGAAATGTCTCCAGAACCGGGAATGGTTCCAGTAACCTTGAATCTATTCGGTCTTGTTCCGCCCTTGAAACTTGCCCTAAAATCAGCAATATTAGAAGACATTTACTATCTCCAAATTATACCGAATCAGTTGCGCCGTCTTCTGTCCAGTAGTCGTATGCGAGAGTGCAAGGGAAATCTGTAATAACGTCTGCGGTTTCGTATGACAATTCAATCGCACCAACCTCTACAGGCCAACAATTGTGCAATGTGATTGTTCTTACAGGTTCATTGTCAGAAATATTAAGCATCTCTACAGTCCACTGAGCAGTGCTATCTGATACGTTCGGATCTTGAGTCAAGTTTGAAACATGGGAGTTGATTGTATTGCTCCATGCCGTCATCTTTGATCGAATGTCTTCACCTTCATGAGCATCGTCAAGAACAGTGAATGACCACTCTGCGAAAAGACGATCTCCGGGAATTTTGAGAACACGACCACGATATGGTACTGAAATGATACCAAGAGTGGAAGGTGGAACAGAAGCGGCTTTGATTAGGAAATGACTTGTTATGTCACCTACACCAGCAGCGCCGGGTATCTGTGCAGTAACTCTGAATCTATTCGGACGAGTACCCCCGAAAAAAGCATTACGGAAGTCTGAAATATTTGATGATCTTGCATCCATTTGTTAGTCTCCTTGGTGATATTATATGTATCAGCCTAAACTATCCTGAGTGTTTTTATTTGTAAATTGAATCTGAATAAAGTTGATACTCTTTGCAGGTTTGATGAACACATCTGCTACAAATTGATTCGAGTCAATAATATTTGATGTATTATTGGTTTCATCACAAACTACTCTAAAGTCAATAATTCCGTCTCTTGATTTAATTTGAGTTAGAAGAGGTTCAATTGCGTTCTTGAATGAACTTCTGGTATCAGCATCGTTAAGTTCGAACAACTTACTTCTTGCAGCAGCACCAATCGTTTTCTTGAGGTAAAGGAACAATCTTGAAACATTAATTCTACTTAATGTGCTTGTTGCTACCTTGGTTGTTTTATCTCCAAACAACATGATTCCATTATCTGGATCATGAATGATTGGATTTACTCCATTATCGAATAATAGGTCTTGCTGACCTGTTGTTGGGTTATGTGAAAGTTTAATCGCATCAATGAGAGTTCCTCGTCTTGATCCAGCGGGAGAAATCCAAGGATCAGCAATTTCATCTGTCCTTGCAAAAATTCCTGCAACGTCAGCGGCACAGTGAATATTTAGTAACCCCGCTTCATTTTCATTGGAATTTCTGTTGATATCTGTTTGGAATTTCTGTCCAAACACTTCAACGACATATTCAGATGCTTGTGAACCAGAAGGTCTACTTACTGAGGTTGGAGCAGCGGTTCCTCCGTTTGGAACGACTGCAATACAATCTTCTCTAGATGTCGCTATGTTTACTGCTTGAGTAATTTTTGCGGTGTCTCCGAAATAACCATTTGCAGCAGCACCAGATAAGTCAGCAGCACCAGCAGTAGCGGCTCCTGCGAAAACAACATCAAGAGCAATAGATCTATCTGTTAAATCAGTTTCTGCATTACCAACAATACATGATCCACCGTATTGGAGGAAGTTATGAACAGTCCACCAGTCACCTTTCCATCCTCCAGTTGGACCTCCGGGCCATCTTCCTAGAGTATTACCACCTGCATATACGTTTCCTGCATCAAACTGTCCAGCAACATCAGTTAAATGATAGAAAGGCCATTCAGATGCATCAGCACCCGTTGCAGCAGCAGCACCAGTGGGTTCATTAGAACCTAGTCTATCAAACCATTCACCAACACTATCTATTCTCATAAAACCATTTGTTCGTTCAGCAGTATTACCAAGAATTGTAACCAAACCATGAGGTGACTGAGTTGGAACAGATACCATACCACCAACAGTCTGTGATGCACCACTTCTGAATGGAATTACATAACTGTCATCTGTTATTTGAACTTTTACTTGGGCTCTAGCCATTTCTGATTACTCCTGTAGAACCAATCAATCTAGCGTGTCCGCTGTGTTCTTGTTGGTAAATGTTAGTTTTATGAAGTTGATACTCTTTGCAGGTTTGATGAACACATCTGCTACGAATTGATTTGAATCAATTACCGAACCAGTATTGTTTGTTTCATCACAAACTACTCTATAATCAATAATTCCTCTTCTAGACTTAATTGTAGACAAGAAGGGTTCAACTGCATTTTTAAACGAAGATCTTGCATCTGCATTATTAATCTCAAAGAGATAATTTCGTGCAGCAGCACCGATTGTTTTCTTAAGGTAGATAAACAATCTTGAAACATTAATTCTGCTCAATGTGCTTGTTGGAACTGTAGTTGTTTTATCTCCAAAGAGAACTGTTCCCTCTCCGGGGAAAGTTACTACGGGATTAATTTTAGCATTATAGAGTCTGTCTTGCTCACCATTTGTTGGATTATGTGTAAGTCGAACAACGTCTTGAATTCTTCCTCTGGTAAATCCAGCAGGAGAGAACCAAGGATCATTTATTGCATCCGTTCTTGCCATACATCCTGCAACATCAGGTGAAAGGTGGAATGATTGTAAGGAACTATCTCCAAGAATTTCACCTGTTCGGGAAATTCCCAGATGTTTCTTGTCTCCCCAAACCACCACTTGGTATTCGCTTGCTGCTACACCACTAGGAAGGGATGGACTTGAAGCAACACTTGTGTGTGCGGTTGTTTGTGCAGGGAACACTCCGATGCAATCTTTTCTAGACTCAACGACATTTGCTACGTCTGCAAGTTCTGTTACACTTCCAAAGTGATTGGCTGTACCACCACCGACTTCTTCACCACCTCTGGTAGCAATATATACGTCTTCATTAGCACCAGTTCCAGTTCCTGCTCCAACAAAAACAAAGTCAAGAGGAATTGAAGTGTCCTTTAGTGTTTCTCTACCAGAATTTAATGCACTACCAGTATGTGTTTCACTTCCAGTTCCACCAACAACTAATTCTCCTCCATACTGAAGGAAGTTGTGTCCTGCCCACCATTCACCTTTCCATCCTCCAGTTGGACCGAATGGCCATCGTCCAGCACCAGTGGTTCCTGCGGTAGCATGAATTCCAGTGTTTGATGTATGGTTCATTCCATCTGAATTATCTAAACCACCAATAGGATCTGTGGTAGTCAATCTCTGGATCCAATCTCCAACAGATCCAATTTGCATTATTCCTGATTTTCTTTCCGCTGTAGTTCCTAAAGCAAGAACCATTCCACCATATGAAATTAAACCGCCCCTAGAGGTTCCTGTGAAACTTCCGGGAATTACAAAACTATCGTCATTTATGTAAACGCTGACATTAGGTCTGGCCATCGTGATTCTCCGTGATTAAAAATCATTTCTTTGAATTTTACTCTTTTATGTATAATTTCAGGTATTTTATATCACATTTAGAACCAATCCGAATCTGAATCTTTTTTTGCATCATACCAACGATCATTTCCTTCCCAGACACCTTCATCTTCAGAATCACTAGTTTCAATAAATCCAAAGGGACACATATCTTCTTCTAAAGATGCAATTTCATCTTTATAAATTCCTGTTCTCACATCAGTTTCTGTTAATTCTTTAAAATATTCTTGTCTTGTCAACCAAGAAAAAAGAACCAAACACATGACTAAATCATCCGTGTGTCCATCATCTGCTTCAAATGAATTTCTTTTTGCAACAAATGTTATGAGTTCATTGATCAGATCAACATCTTCTATTAATAGTTTGTCTTCTTCGATTAGACTTTTTAGAACAGAACATCCTAATTTTTTAACAGGAGCAGTTGTGCGAACACCCAATTGACTCTGTGATCTAGCCCCACCAAAACCACCGTTGATTGTTTGACCTGCTCTTCCTCTATAAATTGTCATCAAAACATTTTCATACTCTAAATCTTGATGTAAAATATCAGCCACTTGACCACCGATGTCATTTATTTCCACTAAAATGTAAGCGTGATTATATTGCTTCGCTACAGTGGAGAGAACTGTAGGATACACCATCGGTGATATGGTATTGTTTCTATATTTTGCTACTATTTTATAAGGCATTTCGGTTGTGTCTACAACAACAAAGGCACTGTAATCTTTACCCTGACCTCTTGAAGTATCTGCGGTGATAAAATAATTATGTTCGGGTTTGGGTTTTTCATAAATCCACAACCCATCTGCATTTTTAGTTTCTGGTGCAGTCCAATTTAAGGATCTTAATTTATGAGATTCAATGAGTGTATTTTGACTACCAACAAAGTCACATTCAAATTCTGTCTGGAATTGTTGTTCACTTGTATTTGCGATTGTCTCCTGTCTCCATTCTTCATCACGGAGTGGTCCTCCCGGAAACTTAGGAACTTCTGACCAGTGAACCTCGACAGGAACATATTCATTTTTACCCTCTTCTCCTACTTTTCGGGTAGAACCTTTCCAGTAGTAATAAAACATGTTCAAACCGTTAGGTGTCGAAACCATGAATACTTTTGTGCTTTGTCCTGATGTGATGGTGGGATAAACAGAACTGAAGAAATCTTCTGCTATGTTTGTGGGAACGTGAGCAAATTCGTCGAGAAAAATGCAGTTGTAAGATCCACCACGAATTGCAGAAGCAGAAGTTGAAGATGCAAGTATTTTAGATCCATTTTCTAGTTGAATGCTTCCTTTGTTCCATTCTACAATTCCCTGCTGTAACCAAAGAGGAAGATATTCATAAGTGAGTTTCAATCTACTAAGAATATCTCTTGATGTGGATTGTTTATTTGCAAGAACTGCAACACTCATGCTTTGGTTGAATAGAATGTAATGAAGAAGATATGAAATAATTGTAGTAGATTTACCAGACTGTCTTGGAAGTTTTGCAATCACAAAACGATTATTATGCACCTTCTCTACTATATCTTTTTGATAATCATATAAATCAAAAGGAACGAGTCCCTCATCAAGAGAAACAACCTTGATATACTTTTGAATAAAGTAAATAGGATCCTGAGAGCATTTAATATACTCTTTGACTTGATCCTCTGTAAATTGAATATTAACACCGGCTTCTTTTAGGTTGATATTTCCTAAATAGCCTTTTTTCTTACTGCTCATCCACAATTTCCGTATCTATAATAATATTCTCAGTAAGTGATTTCTTAGCACTTCTGGATTGGTTAATTAAATCTTGTAAATCTGTCGTCGAACCAACATAAATTGAATTATTGGTAGTGTTGTTTTGATTGAGAGTGATATCTTCTCTCTTAATCTCTTTCATTTTCTTGTGAAGATCGATTAAATCTTTGTTTGCTTCTGAAACTGTTTTGATCATCTGAGCAGCAACTTCATATGCTCTTGGAGAATCTCCTTCAGTAGCAACTTTCAATATTCCTTCTATTGCAACTTCACCCGTTTCAATTAATCCTTTTATATTATGACGAACAAGATTATAATCTTTCATCATGTCTTTATTCTGAATAGAAGGTGCAGAAATTTCTTTTGGTTTAGAAGTTTCTTTTTTCTTTATTTCTTTTTCTTCTGTTTCAAAATTCACACCCATCGCTTCTGATAATTTATCATTTACATCTTTTTTATCATCACTCATAGTCATATTTCACATCATTCCTTATATTAGCACCTGCTGTTGCTCCAGTTGCACCAGTTGCTCCTGCTCGTATCAATTGAGCGTCTCCAATAAGAGCGTCCAGACTTCCATGAATATCCACATAAGAATCCAAAATGATAGAAGATGTTTTGACTGGAGAGTACACATATGTTTTTGCAGTGAACTCAAAAGAAGTTGAAATATTTCTTCGTGTGTCAAAATCTCCTTCATATTCTTCCTGTGTATCTATACCATTTAATATGATAGGAATATCTACCTTAGAATTTATATCATTCTGTTTTACAGTTACAATAAATTCTGGAGAAAAGTAAGGAACAATCTGTTCTATAATTTGAAGATTGTCGTCCATATTTCTTGAAAAGGAATATAAACCAAAAGAAATATTATATGGAATTTCATTATAATT